CGGTGTTGCTGATTAGCTACCTGAAGCCTGATTGGTTTTACTCACCAAAGCCTTCCAAGGCTGGCTGCGGCCCTCGAAAGAGGAAACCGAAGTTTAAGAGTACAAATAGATAGCATAAACAGTGACAATAAACACAAACATCAAGCGAACGCTTGGTCGTGCGTATTCTCGACTGCTAAGCTCCTATTCGTCTCTTAATGCCATGCTCAAGGTAAAACTTGGGCGTCCAGCGGTGGTACACGTCTTAGGATGTGTATCACTTCTGGGACGGAGAGTCAACCTTTCAGTTGTTAAGGTAGTAATCACTACGTTAGCCACCTACCATCGGCTGTATAAACATGGTGGAATCAAGTACCTTGTGATTTATCTCAAGGCTTGCTCTGCCATGCTCCAGCAAGTGGTCGGTGGTCAACGACTACACGACTTGACGCCCTTTGGGGCCCGGGTCGGTCGATCGCACAGTGGGATCCCTTCAATTATTCCTGCTCTACAGAGAGCTCGTATTCGATCTGGTTGTACTTGGACTATCCGTTTCTGGGCTACCTTATTCGGGTTATACCGAGTATTGGAATTCCCGGGGACGGTTAAGATGAGTACAATCTCCAAAGAATACGGAGGTGACCCTCTTATGACGTACGAATTTAGTCAATTCGTATTCAACCACTTCATCCATGTGTTAAAGAAATTGTACCATGAAGATGGTACGATAACTGATGCACTATGGAGTGAAGAGGGTGAGGGCCCCCTTGAGTTCTTGAAGAGACTCCGAGCCAAACCTTTCCTGATTTCGAAATCTGGACCCTCTGTACGGGGATCCAATGTTCCGAGCGGTGCTCAGAACACGTCTCCGGCACAGATCCTGGCCTCAGCATACACATGGTTACACAGTCCTCTTTATCCAATGTTAGAAAATTGGTGTAAGATGACTGGAAATCAGTGGGTGCTGAACAGGATAGAATCTTGGGCCAAAGAGTTGTGGGTGTGGGAGGAATCCCTTCCCCTCTCATCAGGAGGACCACCGTGTCCTTTTGAAGCAACTAATTGGCTTGGGAAACTGGGGTTCAAACCGGAACCAGCTGGAAAGGTTCGGGTGTTCGCTATGGTAGACCCATGGACACAATGGCTCTTTGATCGTCTTCATAAAGCGATCTTTGGGCTATTGGAGCGGATACCACAAGATGGGACATTCGACCAGGAGCGTCCGATAAGGAACTTGTTTACTTGGAAAGAAGGTGAGGAGAAGAAATTCTCTAAGCCTATTTCCTTGTATTCATTTGACCTGTCGGCCGCGACTGATCGTCTACCTATCGTACTTCAAAAAGTACTACTGTCTCCCTTCTTAACAAGTTGGGGGGCAGAGTTGTGGGGTTGCCTATTGGTCGGTCGGAAGTATAGTTGTCCGAAAACCTGGAAACCGGAAGGTGGTCCTAAACAGACCATCTCCGATTTAGGCTACGTTCAATATGCGACCGGTCAACCAATGGGTGCGCTCAGCTCATGGGCTATGTTAGCGTTTCTACACCATGCGATCGTTCAGTGGTCTGCCTTTAAGGCAGGTGTGCTTACTCCTAGTAAACCATGGTACGCAGGCTACGCCGTCTTGGGAGACGACGTGGTCATAGCGCGTGACTGTGTGGCCAAGGAGTACGCGGGAATAATGAAATCGTTAGACGTTGGGATCGGGGCCCACAAGTCCCTGATCTCAACAACAGGTAAGGCATTGGAATTTGCGAAACGAACGTTCCTTAACGGGACGAACGTCTCAATGGTTCCTTTTGCCGAATTTGTGGTAGGCCGGCAATCCCTTGCTGGTCTATTGGAGTTGACGCGTAAATACTCACTATCCTTTGGACAGATGCTATCTGTCTTAGGGTATGGGTATCGCGCGAAAGCTTCAGCGTCAAAACGATTATTCAGTCTTCCTAAACGACTTCGTAACTACATAGTCACGTTCTATGGTCCTGGGGGGCCGGGTTACGTAGGCTTAAAAGGCTGGTTACCCTTGAAATCGGTAACTTCGCTCTATAAGACTTCGGTGACTCGGGTTCACGGTCTATGTAAACTATTCTTCGAGCAAGAGGTTAAACTCATGCTTGAATACCTAGACTCTTACAACGACTTAATCGCCGTTGCTAAGAGGTTAGGGACGGTTTACAGGGATCGCGAACACTATGGCACGGTTTCTAGAGGGGCCGATCGTGCATCATCTCATCCGGGGATTGAAGCAACCACGCCTAGCGCGGTTGTGGATTCCCTAAATGAGACGGTGTATCGGGAAGCCTTTCTAGATTCGGTCATAGCCGCTCGGGACCTACGTACTAAGCTAGAGGAGATCTCACTTGGCCAACCACAACCGGAGGTTATGGTTTTTGAACCAACCGACGCGAAACTGATCGATGGGCAGTGGAAGAGGCCGCAGACTTTAGAGGAGTATAATGCTTCTCTAGAGCGAGCGTGGTCTATGGACAGGTCCCCTAATCCGGGACCTTGGACATACGCCATCGAAGTGCCATCAAACGCATTTTGGGTACCGACTGCAGCTCCTCGGTTAGTTCCCGCGCCTAAGGGACAACAACCGTCATCGACGGGAGTGGACCTAGACTGGGAAGGTCTTGAGAATCTGTGGGCGCAATTTCGAGAGATCGAAACTGCGTTTGCGTCTTTACCATTTCCAAGAAACATCCAGACGCGGGTATCAGAGGCGAAGCCTCCGACATCCGAATCGAAGATGCTAAAGAGATGGTATAGATACTCTAGTACGTTTAGAGCAACTGTTGACCCAGTCAACTAGTTGTAAGTAAGATGGTCTTTAGGGAGGGGACTCCCTAAAGAAGCGGTATCTTGAGCTCGGCTCCGAAGGTGTATTTAGGAACAGGAATTTAAATGGATCACCTACCTAGATATACTGAAGTGGAATAATCAAATCGCCTGAGTAACTTCAGGAAGAGACGCCGAATCGAGGTGCGAGGGTCACACCTCAATCCGCGAATACCGTTAGTTAAGCTTGAAATCGGCCCTGAAGGCCGATAAGCAACAGGAGTTGAAATAGACCACCTAGTTTATCGGACTGAAGTAGGATAATCAAATCACCTTCTGAAAGGAAGGAAGAGACGCCGAATCGTGTAATACGACTTGACATACATCTTACTTACATCCAGGAAAGCATGAGGGATAAAACCTTCGTGCTCTGATCGTGAGCGGCAAGACGTCCGAGAGGATTATTGCTTAGGTTTGTGTTCCTTCGCAGGGAATGCATTCTGATGGTGCTCACGTGAGGAAGGAAACGAATCCTGTCAACGTTGATGGTTTCTCCGTCAAATAGGGACCCAGAGGAATACATAACTCTGGAAAACCTATGAAACATTTTCGAAACGCATCTGAGC